CTCGTTGACTAAGCGGCCTTTAATCATCAAAGAGAACAAATGAACGAACTCAATCTCAACGAACTGCAAAGAAGTATCATTCAGCGAATCATCAAGAAAGACAAGATCATCGCGGCTCGTTGTGGCTGGGGTTCGGGAAAGACGGCGGCTCTTGTCTTCTCGATCCTCTTTGTTTCTAAAATGAGACCGGGAACTTCGGCTCTTCTGATTACTGATACAGCTCCCCGATACCAGTCGGTATTAATGCCGGAAATTGAGAAATGGCTCGTTCCGCTCGGTTGGACGTATAACTACTCCTTGAAACTTTGGATTGATACTCATTCGGGTTCTTCTGTCTACTGTCGAAGCTATTATCGACCGGGGACAAGGGACGCGACTCACAATCCGCTTGAAGGTCTAAACATCACTTCGGGAGTTTGTCTCATCGATGAATGTCAAACATTGAACGCGGAAGTCGCTCATAAAGCTCTCGGACGTTTAAGAGCCGGCGAAAGTCCGATTCTCATCATGGTTGGACTTCCGGTCGTTGGGGCTTGGTGGTGCGACATGAGCGAACAAGCGAACTATACTCCGCTCTTATATTCGTCCTATGTTAATCAAGACAACTTAAGCGATGACTGGTTCGAAGCGACAAAACTCCTCCCGGCAGATGAGAGAGAAGCGATGGTGATGAACAAGCCGAAGCCGCCGACCGGTTTGATTTACTCTGAGTTTACTGAATCGCTTATTCTTGATAATTGGCAGTATAAAGAATCGATGACAGCAAGAATCGCTATTGACTGGGGATTCAGAAAGCCGAGTGTTTTGATTATTGTTTACGATGAAGAACTCGAAGCGAGCGTCATTTGTGCAGAGTTCAATCCGAAAGAAGTCACGACTGAACAACTCGCTAGATTAATCACTTCTATAGCGTGGCCGCGATCGCTCAAAGATCAAGCTCCCTCCTCCCGAATATGGTTAGACGACGGAGTCGCGGACAAAGCCGGACGAGCTCGAAACGATCAAACCGGAGCGAGTGCTTTTCGAGCGATGAGATCAGCTCCTCCAGTCGGACTCGGAATCGCTTTGAGATCGACAACGGATCCGATTCGGACGGACGTTCTTAACGGCATTCAACGACTAAAAAGAGCTTTCGCTCAACGTCGATACATGATTACTCGTGACGTGTGGGATAAAGGAGAAAGAGCGACCGGAAATTCTTTGAGAAAAGCTCTTCTTTCTTATGCATGGGATAAGCAAGAGAAGCCAGTCAAAGACGGCCGCGAAGATCCGCTCGACGCTTTGAGATATGATTGTATCTTGTATAATTGGAATGACACGTCGATTCAAAGCGGATATAAATCAAGAGGGGGAATTGAGAATCGATCTCGTAAAGTGAGAGTCGGAGGAGCTAAGAAAGCGAGCTTTTAAAATGGAGTTTAAAGAACGACAACTCGCGATCGTGCTTCTTGACTTGATCGGCTCAACGGCTTTCGTTCAAAAAGTCGGAGCGAGGAAAGCTGCCGAATGGCTTCAATATCATGATCGGTTGACTCGCTCTTTAATCTATAAATTCCAAGGTCGAGAGATAGATCGAAGCGACGGCTTTATGTTGAGCTTCGATCGCTGTATTGACGCTGTCAACTTTGGTCTTCACTATCAACAATCAATCCCAGCGAAGACTAAGATTCAAGCTCGAATCGGGATTCATTGGGGGGCGATCATCGAAGTTAAACAAGAAGAGCTATATGTTGGAGTCGGAGCGAAAGGAATTGAGCTCGAAGGAATCTCAAAGAATATTGCGGCTCGGACGATGTCGCTTTGCGGAGCCGGTCAAGTCTTGCTTACTAAAGAAGCGATGACAGTCGTCAAACATCGAACGAACTCATTCACTCCGAAAGGAACTCGATACGCTTTAGCTGGAGAATATCGTTTCAAGGGAGTCCGAGAAACTCAGATCATCTATACAGTCGGAGCGACGATCGAGTCTCTACAGCCGCCAAAAGGGAGCGATAAAGTCAAGCGATTAGGAGGAGCGAAGCGGATCAAGTCTCGACTAAGAGATAAAAAGTTCAAGGAGTTTGTTTGGTTCATCTTATCAAGAACGGCCTTGATCTTTGTCCTATACTTCTTGACTGTCTTCGTCCCTTTTATCATCGATCCACATAAGCGGCTTATGAGCGAGTTGACTTACTTCGCCTTTATTGATCCGCTTATTGAGTTTATAACGAAATGGATTCCCGGAATATGACATGAATCAAGAAATAAAAAGTGAAAAAGATAAAATTCAAGAACAAAAGTATCGCCGCGGCTGGTGGTTCTCCGTCGCTTTCCTTTTGATCGTCGTCGGACTGATTCTCTTTTTAACCTATGTAAGAATCGTCGATGAAAACAGAGACGTCCTCGTCGGTATTCTCGGAGTTATCACCGGCTCAATCTCTTCAATGATGTCGATCGCTTCCGGTCGCGATCCCTCCGAAGTGGAAGAGCTGAAAGATAAGCTAGGGAAAGCGAACGCGGATCGAGAAGCATTGATCGCTAGGCTTCGAGACGCTCAAATTCAGCTACAATTAAAAAACGATCAGCTCGGAGAACTACAAACGGCAATCATCGACAAACTATCTCTTTTTTCAAATCAGCGAATCATCAAGACGAAGAGTCCGGATCAAGTTGTTCTCGATTCAAAAGTTGAAGAATGGCTTCCCTAGATAGACGAAAGACCTTCGCCGCTAGAAAGGATCAAAAAGCGACGAAGGTCTTCAGACTCTCAACACGTTCAACAAACCGAAGTCAGTCTTTAGTTTAACGATTCAAGAAGCGATAAAATCACTTCACTTGATTAATTTTATTTATTGCTTATATAATAGACTGAAATCGTGTTCAGTAGTGAGATCAATATGTCTGAAGAAGCTCGCGAGCAAAAACATCTTAAAGCGAAGTTTCCGCGTTTCCGGACAAAAGGAATCACCGGGACGCAACTCTCCGGAGGAGTCATCACCGGAAAAGAGCGAAACGCTTCTTTAACCGGCTTGAACTGGATCTCTGAAGCTGAAGAAATGTTGAGAACGGATCCGATCGTTCGTCGATCTTGGTTCATGCTTAAACAAACTTTACTCTCCGCTTCTTGGCGATTTGAGCCGGGGATTGAGAACGATCCAGTCGCTGAAGAGCTCGCTCGATTTATGAATGAATGTTTCGGCTTCGACGGATATTCAACTCAAATGAGTATGAGCTTTGAAGACCAGCTCGCTTATTTACTTGAGTTCATTCCGATCGGTTATCGCTACGCTGAAGAAGTCTATCGAGTCGGAGTTGATTCTCAAGGGAAAGCTCGAATCTTTTTAGATCACTTTGCAGACAGAGAGCCTTCGGCTCATAATCGCTGGCTATCAAGAGACAATCAACACTTGGACGGAGTTCTTCAAAACATCGTCGGAATGACTCATATCCCGGAGCCGATTCCGGCGAATAAACTTCTCCTTCTTACATTGAACCGAACCGGCTCGAACTTTGAAGGAGTCGGAATGTTACGTCCGGTTTGGTGGTACTGGCGAACAAAGCAACGAGTTTCTAATTTAATGTGCGTAGGTGTTGATAGGTGGGCGATCCCGACTCCGGTCGTTAAAGTCGACCGAGCCGTCGCTGAAAGCATAGGACTGACGGACGGAGACATCGACGCAATGATCGACGACGCTGAAGCTCAAGCTCAAGCGTTTATCTCTACAGAACAGAGCTATCTTGTCCAAAACGGAGCTGTCTCTTTTGATACGTTCGCGGCTCAACCGAACCTTTACGCGTCCGCTCCGATCGACATCATTCGTCTTTGTGACGCTCAGATCTCAGCGGCCTTCTTAGCTCAATTTGCGGATCTTGGAAATACAGAGACCGGAGCTCGCTCAGTCGGAGAAATTCACCTTTCAGTTTTCAGAAGAGCGGCGATCAATCTTTGTGATATTGTCACAAGTGCAATCAATGGAGTTGATCGAAGAGGAGCGGGGACGGTCGGACGTCTTTGTCGTTGGAACTTCGGGAGCGTCGATCCTTCCAAACTTCCGAAGCTGACTCATACCGGCCTTGATACCGACGATCTCGCCGAATCGATCAACGCTCTTCCGGCTCTTGTGACGTCCGGTCTTTTGACTCCGGACGATGAACTCGAAAGAGCGATCCGAGATCGACTCGGAGCCGGTGAACTTCCCGAAGACGCTCAACGTTCTTCGCTTGATCGAACGCTTCAAGCAAAAGGAGGAGGAGTCGCGTCTTTTACTGAAAGATTGATACAAGAGAAGCGGAGTCGACGATGAATCAAAGAACTCAAGCTCAGACTCCAGCTCCAAAGAAAGATCAAATCAAAGGATCGAAAGTCAATCCGAAAAGTTCGGCAAGTGGATCAAGAGGAGGAATCAAGATCGGCGAATCTTCTCTTAAAGCTCTTGAGTCAATGAGGGATAAACACAATAAGCGATACAAAGCCGGATCAAAGAAAGTCGATCTCGGTACGCTTAAAGCCGTTTTCAGAAGAGGAGCCGGAGCGTTCTCCGTTTCTCATCGTCCCGGAATGAATCGTAATCAGTGGGCTCTTGCAAGAGTGAGAACATTCTTGAAGCTCGTCGGAACCGGTGAACGAAAAGAAAGCTATACGACTGATCTCGATTTACTTCCAAAAGGTCACCCACAAAGAAGCGAACTGACTGAATTCGCTCCGAAGAAATACGATCATATTGACTTTACTCCTCCGAAGGACGTTCAAGAAGCCGCTCGACGAGCTTTAGAAGTCCGAGCCACAAAACCGGAGTCTCAAAAGGGATTAACGTCCGTAGGAATCGCAAGAGCTCGCGATCTTGCAAACGGTCGCAAAGTATCTCCGGAGACAGCTCGAAGAATGTATTCGTACTTTACAAGACATGAAGTCGATAAACAATCGCCGAAATGGGACGACTGGAGTAAAGGCCGGATCGCGTGGGGAGCGTGGGGAGGAGATCCCGGCTTTCGTTGGAGTAGTAAACTTGTAAATCAAATGAAGCGAGCCGATGAAAAAATGAATACTTTACGAGCATATTCAGAGACTGATTTAAAACTATATGAAGAGACAAATGACAGAGAAGACGGATTGATCGTCGGACGTCCGTTCAAGACCTTAGCCCTCGGACAAGTCACGTCAAGAATGAACGGCTCAAACATAGGACAAGAGATCGATCAAGATCTCCTTGAAGAACTTGTTCGCGTTTACAATGAACGAGCCGAATTCGATCCAGTTGTCATCGACTGGCAACACTCGACAAGCCCTTTTCAAAGTGGATCGCCGGCTCCTCCGGAAAGCGGAAACGCTCTCGGACTAATCGTCGGACTAGAGATCAAAGACGGCGGCCTTTATGCTATCCCAGCTTATAACGAACGCGGTCTCGAAGTTGTCGAGAAGGCCGGCGGAATACTTTGGAGCTCTCCAGAATTCATCACTGGAGAAGTATTCTCAAGGGACGGCGGCGAAAAGATCGGAGACGCTCAACTCTTAGCGGTTACGCTAACTCCGAGACCAGCTCAATCAAATAACAAAATCGATCGTGTATTACTAAACGAAGGAGCAAACATGAATATCGATGATATGAATCATGACGAGCTTAAAAAGGCTTATATCGCCAAAGACGAGCTTGTTAAAAGTCTTGAAGCTCAAATCGCAGAAATGAAAGACGAAGCTGAAGCGTCAATGATGACTCAAACCAAAGATAAAGACGAGTCTGAGAAGATGACCGAAGACAGCGACAAAGCTGAAAAAATGGGAGAGTACAAGAAAGACGACGAGAAGAAAGAGAATCTCATGAGTGAGAAGCTCAATGATTCGACTCTGCTTTCTGAAGTTCAAGCTCTTCGCGAGAACAATCAAAGATTAAGCGAGCGTCTTGAAGCAATCGAGCAAGAGAAGCGAGAGATTGAAAAGCGAGAAGCTGTCAATGTTCTTCTTCGCGACGGTCGAATTAATCCGAGCGAAATGAACGTCGTCGGAAAGGCTTACGAGCTTCGCGAACTACAGCCGGAGTTCTGGAAAATGTTCTCCGAGCGTCCCATGAATTCAAGCGTAAATCTTTCGACTGTCGGACACGGTGCCAGCGGTCAAGAGATCAACAAAATGACTTTGAACGAGCGAGTTCAAGAACTAGCAAAAGAGAAGAGCGTTTCTTATTCTGAGGCTCTTCAATTATTTAGAACTGAAAATCCCGATTACTATCAAAAAGCTTTTGGAGTATAAAAATGAATAGTACTTACAACTCAATCACACTAGTCGCCGCTGAAGCGATCTCAGAATTCAGCGTCGTCGCTCTTGATTCAGCCGGAAAAGCGGCTCTTCCAAGCGCCGCAACCGACGACGGCATTATCGGAGTCGCTCAGCGTACAGTTGCCGCCGGCGATCCGGTTGAAGTCCTTGTCTATGGAATTACTCGCGTTAAAGCGAGCGGAATGATCACTTTCGCAACGACTCCGATTCTCCAAGCTGAAGACGACGGCGAAGTCTCCGCTTGTGCAAGCGGAAGTTATCCGATCGCTCGCGTTCTTCCGAACGTTAATCAACTAAGCACAGCCGGAGCCGGAGAACAATTCTTCGCGTTCTTCCTTGGCTCATTCACTCCTTTAGCGTAAAAGAGGTCTAAAAAATGGCAAGTTCATACTCTAATATACACCCAGTCGACGAAATTCTTTCTAGTCTAGTCGTCGAAACCGTTCAAGGCGATGACGTCTTCATCGCTGACAAAGTTCTCGAAACGATTACTATCCCTCAAAGAAGCGGAACTCTACTTCTTGAAGAAAGTCGTAATTTCATGGGAGCCGGCGCCGGTCTTGATCTTTTAAGAGCTCCGGGAGCGAGTCGCGCTGTTCTAGGCGGCTTCGATCGTTCAAGCC